GGCTACGCAAGTCCTTCGTGCGTTTTGTGGGGGGCTATTGACTGGGATAATAATATCTGGGTGTATCGCGAGTTATATGCTAAACACTTGACAGCAGAAGAGTTAGCCGATAAAATATTAGAAGCAGAACAACTCGATCCCCTACCATACTACACAGTCCTCGACTCGTCGTGCTGGAACAAGACAGGCTTCGGCCCATCGATAGCAGAGACGATGATGAGAGTCGGTGTGCGGTGGACGCCATCCGACCGTAATCGTATTCAAGGGAAGATGGAGATACATCGTCGTCTCGCTGACGATCCGTACACGAACGAACCACGCCTACGCATCTTCTCTTCGTGCCAGAACATCATCAAGCAGCTTGCGGGTATCCCCCTATCGAAAAGCAACAGTGAAGACGTAGACACGAAGTCAGAAGATCACGCGTACGACGCCTTACGCTACATGCTGATGACACGAGTGAGCGGATACTCGTCGATCCACAAACAACTCGGCGCGATCAAAAATCAAGTCCACCAAGTCCACGACGCGACATTCGGATACTAACCTATGGCAAAGACCCCCACTACAAAGTTGGACCCGGCAACCGCCACCGTGCGAGAAGTAGCTGTGGAGTACGCTCGTCGTCAGGGTCACGAAAATGTAAACGACTACATCAACGCTGCGGTCAGATACTTAGGAACGTACGCTGATCAGCCCGGTTCTGCAGTAGACATGTTTATGCCTGATGAGGATGGTGAGACTAAGTTGAGTCGCACCTTCAAGTTGCTTGACGAGGGCGGTGAAAAAGTAGCTAAAGACTCGATGCAAGTTCTGCGATTCATCGGAACTACTATCGCTCAAGACCTCCCTCCGAATAGTAATACCCTCGCTTTTCTTCCGGATGTAGGGCCAGACACTCCGCGAAACATAAAAATATTTGGGCGTAAGGAACCTCCTAAAGCCGTCTCTGGTATCTCTGTCAAAACTGATAGAGAGACGATGGCAAGCATGTTTCGGCAGATCATGGAAATTGCCAAAGACCCGAAACAAGAAGCCGCTGCGATGGCAACCTTGTTCAACTTGCAAAACGGTCTCCGCCCTAACGCAGCAGGAATGCTCAAGCTAGAATCGTATTATCCCGAAACACGGGCGATTTACATTTCTGCCGAAACAAAGGGCGCGAAGGGTAGACGTGTTAACGTGCCCCTGAATGACATCGCCGATACGATCCTACAAAACAGGCTTGAAGATGCTAAAAAAAGAGGCGACGGTTATTTTTTTGTTAAGCAGAACGGAAACCCTGTTAAATCCCCCGACATTACAAACATACTTAGACAAGTAATAGTTCCGAAACTCGTATTCGATCCGGAAGGAAATGATGGCAAGGGCGCATTTTATGATAGTCTCGCGCCTGAAGGTGATGACGTTCCCGGTAAACGAGGTTCTCCACTCCTTCGAAACATCCACACAAAAATCGGTCAACGAAACGGTATATCTTTCGAACGTATTGCCTATCTTCAAGGACGGAGTCTGAAATCCGCAGCAGAGGGCAGTGTCGGAGAAGTCGTAACTTACGCATCAGATTATCCCGGTGACTTAGAACCGGGCGGACCTGACGCAAGAAATGCAAATATCATCTCCACATATTTTGCAGAAGCGGCAGAGGGGGCCGGTTTCGATATCTCCAGTACGATTGTTCCGCCTGAACAACGTATCGGTCGCACCACTCCGGGTTACGAAAGTTACTTCGAAGCTCCTATCATATCGAGTCCTATCAATCCTACGGGTGACGCAAAAGACGCGGCCATATCTCCCGAGCTACTTGAAAAACTAAAAAAGAACCCAAGACGACTCGCTGCGTATCTGAACATGCTAGAGGCGAAAGGCGTCGACGTATCTCAATATCGTAATTCAGCAGCAATAGCTGCGCTTTTATCGACGATAGCATCTGGAGCGAAAGCTGCAGGCAAGCTGATTCCCATACCTGACCCCTTCGAACTCGCTGCGGGTGTATTAGATGAGCAAATGTCTCCAGAAGGACAGAGTGCTGCTGACATCGCAGTCGAACGAGGTCAAAAATTTGCAGGTGATCTTCTCGGAGTCGAACCCCGTCGTGCCGAAAGCATGTCGGATATATTCACAAAAGAAACTTTAGCTCAAACCGCAGGTGGCATCGGCGGGGTTTTAGCTGACGCACTCACACTCGGAACAGTATCCGGGACGGGTCCGTTCAGCGGAGAACGTACCGGCAACATCAGCGGACGAAACTTACGCGCTCAACAACTACGAGAGCGACAGCAAGCCGACGAAGGCTTCATACCTAAACCCTAACGGAGGAAAAAATGCAAAACTTGAACATGGGTGAGGCATACATCATGAACGCCGACAAGACAAGCGTCGACGATCAGATGGGTGCGGACAAGCTCTATCGCGAGGGTCTCGAATTCGACACTCGTGCGAAGACTGGTGTCCTCACTGAAGACATGCCTAAGCAGCAGACCAAGACCACGGTCGACGCATCCCTATTCAGCATGGCTGACGAACGCGATTACTGATGTCCGAAAACTTCCTAGAGCCGCAAGACGACACGGCAGTACCTATCCCGTCCCCTGAAGAGCAAATGCCCGGTCTCGCCGGGTACGTCACGTCTAAATTCAAAGACGCAGAGAACGGCAGATATTCGTACGAGCAGCGTTGGCTTAAGGCGTACAAAAACTTTCGAGGAATCTACGATTCGACGACGCAATACCGCGACTCGGAAAGGTCGAAGGTATTCATAAAAATAACAAAGACGAAAGTTCTTGCGGCGTACGGACAGATCGTCGACATCCTGTTTGCGAACAAAAAGTTCCCACTGGTTGTCGAGTCGACTCCCGTACCGGAAGGCATCGCAGAGTTCGCACATGCGCGGACGCCTGTCGATGAAATCAAACCCAGCGATCCGTACGGGTTCCCCGGTGACGGGCGTACGATAGCTCCGGGAGGTTTGATGGCGTCCGACTCTCACGTCTTAGGGTCGTACGGAAAAGAGTTCGGGGATATGCTCGTTCCGGGCAAAGCGAAGGTCGGTGAGCCACAGTTCGAACCGGCAAAGGAACAGGCCCGTCGGATGGAGAAGCTGATCCACGATCAACTCCTCGACACGAATGCGGTCAACGTATTCCGCAAGGCGATATTCGAGTCCGCACTCTTGGGCACGGGCATCGTCAAGGGTCCGTTCAATTTCTTCAAGCGTGTCCACAAGTGGCAGCGCGGTGAAGATGGTGAGCGCGATTACATGCCCTACGAAAAGACAGTGCCTCGTATCGAGGCCGTCTCGCTTTGGGACTTCCACCCTGACCCGTCAGCTACGTCGATAGAGGATTGCGAGTACGTCATCGAGCGTCACCGCATGAATAGACAACAGCTACGTAGTCTCATCATGCGGCCACACTTCGACGCTACAGCGATTCAAAATGTTCTTGCGAAGGGGCCGAACTACTCTGACAAATACTACGAAGACACGATCCGAGAGGACGAAACAGAAGCGTACTACCAAGAGAACCGCTTCGAAGTCCTTGAGTATTGGGGCGTCCTCGATGCTTACTTCGCTGACGAAGTCGGCCTAGAGGAAGCGAAAAATATGTCGGAGTTCGATCAGCTACAGGTCAACGTGTGGGTGTGTGGCAACGAAGTCTTGCGCTGCGTAGTCAACCCTTTCACTCCTGCGCGGATACCGTATCAGGCGTTTCCGTTCGAAATCAATCCCTATCAGATTTGGGGTGTTGGTGTCGCGGAGAACATGGAGGATGCCCAGCTACTCATGAACGGCCACGTTCGTATGGCTATCGACAACCTTGCCCTTGCTGGCAATCTTGTCTTCGATGTCGACGAGGCATCCCTCGTGCCGGGACAGAACATGGACATCTTCCCCGGCAAGATATTCCGTCGTCAGTCGGGTGTCACGGGCACGGCCATCAACGGCCTCAAGTTTCCGAACACGGCACCCGAAAACATACAGATGTACCAGATATCTCGTCAGCTTGCCGACGAGGAAACGGGCATACCATCGATCATGCACGGCCAGACAGGAGTCACCGGCACCGGACGCACAGCAGCAGGACTGTCTATGCTGATGGGCAGTGCAGGTTTGTCGATGAAGACGGTCATCAAGAACATCGACGATCATCTTCTCAAGCCACTCGGTGAAGCGTACTTCCAGTGGAACATGCAGTTCAACATGGAGTCGGAAGACATCGAGGGGGACTTGGAGATCAAGCCACGCGGTGTAGCGGCAGTGATGCAGAAAGAGGTACGCACCCAGCGTCTCACCTCGCTGCTGCAGACGATAGCTAATCCGATGCTTGCGCCGTTTGTGAAG